GGCCGCCCAGCCCACCGCCAATCCCGCCCGCGCCACCGCCGCCGGGCGTGGTGCCCGCATTCCCGTTCACATTGCCGGACGCAGCACCGACCGCGCCGGGTGCGCCGGCACCACAGAAGCCCGCGCCACCGCCGCCACTCACCCAGTTACTGCCGGCCTGGAACCCGCTTCCCCCAGCGCTGCCCGTCAAAGACAGCGTGCCGCCGTAGCCGCTGCCACCTACGGCCCCACCCGCACCGGCCACACCAGACCCACCCAGTGCCCCCGCAGCGCCCCCTGTTGCCGAAGCCAGGCTGCCGAAGCTCGATGTACCGCCCGCCGTTCCGTTGCCGGCACCGCCGTTGCCGACGGTCACAAAGAAACCTTGGCCGGGCGCTACCGAAAAGAATCCCTCGCAATAGCCGCCGCCCGCAGCACCGCCACCCGCGCCACCGAACCCCGATCCACCCGACCCGCCGCCGCCCCAGATACGCAGCCGCACCGCCTGTACCCCAGCCGGCACCGTCCACACGCTCTGATTGGCCGGCGTGAACGCCGCAAGATGCCGTGTTCCAGGAGAAAGTTGCGGCAGCTTCCAGGTCACGAACGGCGCGGTCGGCAGCGCTACGATGTTGCCGGGCCCCACTGTTGTTTCACCGTAATATACGCTGATCACGTAAAGCCCCGCCCAGCCATCATCGACCGACGGCGTTTCCTGCGCCCCCGCCGGCCCAGGGGGGCCGGCCTTCATCTGGATCTGCACCTGCTGCAGCCGCTGCGTATTCTGCGGCGTTCCGGCATTGGCCGGCCCGCTATAAGGCTGCGCCGGATTGCTCGAATTATAGTAGGGTAGAACCACCGGCGTCGTATCAACTTCCAGCAGACTGGCTTCGATGAGATAATTGATGCCCTGTCCAGGAACCGTCGGTGCGGTCGTAGTGAACGTCGCCGGCGAAAGACTGATCCCCATGCGCAGCAGCGGCAGCGTCTCTGCGGGCAATGAACCAAATGGCGAGCTGTCGACCACGCCGAATTGTGTGACGCTACCAGGCCCCACCACCACCGAGAGCGAAGCCGGCTGCGTCGCCACGCAACTCAGCCCATCCGCGACAATGTTTGTACCAAGGGTCGCCTGCGCCAGGTAGCCCAGCGCGACCATCACGTTTCGCTCAGTGCTGAGCAGGTCCGTATCCAGCGGAATACCGCCGGGATAGACGATCTGTCTGTCCACGATCTCCGTACCTCTCTAAAGATTCTCGTAACCGGAACGTTCAGCCCGCGATGTTCATCCAGGCAATGCTGGCAGCAGGCAGTATCTGCGTAACGGCCTGCTGAATGTCTGCGTCACTGACCACCGTGGTCACCATCGACAGATCGCCATAGCCCGCGATGCCTCCGGTGCCGTATCCGGCGAGCAGCGCAATGCCGCCACCGGCAGGCCGGAATGCTGTAACGAACACCTGATACGGCAGCTGCAGCGAGCCCCATCCGCCCGCAACACCATAACCAACGCCCCCCAATGAATACCCACCCGTATCGCTGGTTCTGGCGGGCTCGAAAATGACCGGGGCATTCCCTGTGAGCTCGGTCAGGGACAGCACCAGCGCCGCACGCGTCGCCCGCGGTCGAAGTAGTTCCTGGTCGATGCGCACCCTGAACCGATTGTCCGCCTCACCGTTGCGTCTCGGCAGAGCTGCGCCGAAGAAGTCGGTGCTGATCATGTCCAGAAAGCCGCCGCTGGCGGTGGCGATCCGTGCCTGCGCCTGCACGTTTTGTAGCAAGCCGTAAATGACGGACCAGCATGTGCCAAGCCCCGTCAGCACGGCCTGGAGCGTCGGCGCAGTATCGCCAAACCAGCGCGCCGGCAACACAGCCTGCATTCGCCCAGCCATGTCTGAAGCGTCGCCGATCATCTGTTACCAGCCCGCGTTAGGGGGAAGGAAGGTCTTCTTTTTTGAAAAAAAGAAGCAAAAAACCTTTGCGACCCTACGCTGAGACTATCCGGAAGTACCGAAGCCAAATCGACCAAAAGTTTTTGGCTTCTTTTTTCAAAAAAGAAGGCCTTCCTGCCGCTGCCCTGCCTCCAGCCAGCTACACTCGCATTCAACTTGTCCTAGAGAAGAACACGCTGCTTTCAGTTCACCGTCACTGCGCTGACGATGATCACGCCATTCACCGGCGCGGTCATATCGGCGCCGGCTCCATTGATCGTTGTCCCGACAACACTCACGACCGACGGGTCGGCACCATGCGCCAGAGCATCGAGTTTGGAGATTGCCAGCGTCCCTCCCATCGGCAGTGACGCAATCCATGCGAAAATCGACTGCTGAACCTCAGCCGCTACCGCGGAAGCGGTAAGAGGGTTGGAGGTTTCCAGCGTCATCTGCACCGTGACGGTCACAATCTCCGGCGGGGTCACGGCATAGGTCGATCCAATCGGCCGCACCGTTTCCACCGCCTGCTGCACTTCACTAATCAGCGAAGCCGGCGGCGACCCGGTTCCGTCATCGACCGCCACCACAAAATGTCCGGGCAGCGCATTCCCCGAGCCGTCCTGATTTTCAACAACGCTGTAACGCAAGCCCTGTTGTACCGCCATGATCGCATTGCTGACAGCCAGCGGCGTCGCCAAGGAAAGGCTGTTGATGTAAGCCTGAAAGCGCAGTCGCAGAGACGCATCGCTCTCCGGATCAATGCCGCCAACCGTCGGAACGGCATTATTCACCGTGTCGATACCAGGGATGGCAGACCTCAACAGCCCGATGGCGCCAGCCAGCACATTGCCGGCGCTACCGGGCGCAACAGCCTGCACCGGCACATCAACCGACGCCAATTGCGCAGGCAAGCTGTATCCGGCGACACCGTTCACCACGGTACTCGACGCGCTGGCGACAACCACAAAGCTCTCGCTGCCATCAACCGTGCTCACCAGCGTGCCCACCGGCACCAGCGTGTTCAGCCCGATCGTGTAGCGCGCAAACGTCACGATTCCATTCGCCGACGCGCCCGGCAGCCGAAAAAACGAGAAATCGGCCATCCAGCTATCAAGATCTGCCCCGTTGCTGGTCGCCGCCCGGGTCATGGACAGAACCTGGAGGATCAGCCACTGCATCCAAAGGGCAATCGACGCGCTCGCCTCAAGCAACGCCCGCAGCACGCTGCCGACGGAAAGATCGATCAGTTGCTGCGCGCCACCTTGCACGGCGGCGGCCATCTGCTGCACGAGCGCCGAGAACCCGCTGAGGGGAAGCAGCATCTCAGCCGCCGACCTGAAACGACAGAACCTCGGTCGCGCCCGTCGTCGAGTCGGCGTAGCTGATCTGCACCATCACGCTCCCATCGGCATTACCCTGCACATCGATCAGCGGCTCCGGCACGCGCGAGACCGCCTCCTCCTTGAAAATCTGGCTGCGAATAACAGCGCGGATCGCCAGCGGATCCACCGGCGTACCAACGAATTGTGCCAGCCCTGCACCATAGGCCGGCTGCCAGATGTAATCGCCCGGGTTGGTCAGCAGTCTGCGCAACACGCGTTGTTGGCCAAGACCGGTGCCAGAAGCCAGTGCGATATCGCCCGTAGGCCCCGCGGAAAAATCAGTGCCCCACAACAGACTTGCATCCTGCATCCGTCGTCCCCCCGGGTAGCACCAACAACGCACAACGACGTACCCAAAAAACTCCTCTCCCGCTCTTTGCGGGAGAGGAAGGGAAGGTGAGGGCGCCCACGGCAAGCGAGAGTGGCTGCCCGCGCCGGCCGCGATCAATCGGTCGGTGTTGGCGTTACATCCGAAGGCGGATGCACATGTTCATTGTAATGTCCGCGTAATCGCGACAATGCGCCGTCGCCGTCGTAGACGTCGCCGCTGACATGCAGATCGCCGGTATGGTTCCATGATGGCGCCGAACTCGCGATCGTCCCATCATTCAGAAGCTTGATGAAACTGCCTGACTGATGAACCAGCCAGCACTCGCCGCTGGCCGCGGCGGGTGCAGGCGTCGTACTCGACCAAAGCCGTCCCACCACCAGCCCATGCTCCGAATCCCCTTCCTGCCAGATCACCACCACCTGATCCCCAGGCGAGGGCGGGCAGGCGAACCCCCAGCCATTACCGACCCACGCCGCGGCAACCGGCAGCCATCCCGAGAGCACACCTTCCGGCTGAATCTTGACGCGAACTGCGGCAGTGGTTGTGTCGACCGACGTGACGACAGCAAGCCTGGGCTGAGCCCAACCCTGATCGAGCCGCGCCGCGTGCGCCTTGATCACATTGAGGAAGCTATCCACGGCGGCACCCTCGCTCTGACATGCTGCGTAAAACCGTGCGTGAACGAGATACGCCGCTCCACATCAGAAATGACATAGAGGCCGTCGAAGCTTGTTTCGGTGTCTGAAATCGCCAAGCTCATGCGCGGCTGAAGGCTCAGTTCGCCAGGCATCTCCAGGTCGATGCACAGTGCGTGTTGCGCCATCTGTCCCAGCACACGCTGCGCCATGGCCTGCGCCACATTCGCCGCAACATTCGGCCTGACGATGACGTAATTTGCCGCTGCTCCACCATTCGCCCCAAGCGTCGCCGTCTGCGAAATGGAAGTCCCGCCACGGCAATCCCAGCTTTTCACAACAACCGCCAAATTATTCTGTAGGCTCAGCGTTCGTTCGAGCCGCATTGCCGTGCAGTCCCCGAGCGTCAGGGACACAACCGCTCCCGGCGCGGCCGGCACAAAATTCAAAGTCCGTTGACTGACCCAAACGTCGAACGCTTCCTGCTCTGCCAGCCGCGTTAGCAGGTCCCACTCCGTGGTGCTGCGTCCATGCTGATCCAAAGTGGTTCTGTCATACTGACTCTGGAAATCCCGCCCTACCGGCGTGGAGGTTTCCGTGACATTTGCTGTCAGCCCATGCCGTGCCGCGAGTAATGTGGCGATCTCGCTTGCGGTCTGATTCTGAAACGTCTCCTGTGTTCGCGCTTCAATGAGCAACGCCGTCAGGTCCCGTCCATCGACCGCCACTTCGCCGCTGATCGGATCGATCTCAACGAAATCGACCGGGCCGAGTATCATCGGCGCCCATGCACCATCGAGTCCAAACTGGACGCCGACCTGCAAATCGCCGGATGTCCAAAGACTGGCTCCAGTGGCATCGAGCGCAAGCCGTAGCCGGAAACGGTCGGCCGCCAGATGGCTGTTGCTGCTGACCTCCGCCTCCAGAACTCCGCCCACCAACTCTCCATTGACGGTAACGGCCACACCAGGTGCGCGCAGACTACTGCTGGCCAATCCCGCCTCCAGCCGACGGATCCATCTCCGGAATTGTCAAAGTGACGAGGCCCTGAAGCCATGGATCCAGGATATCGTTCAGTGCCGCAATCCGCACCCATTGCGTCGCATCGCCAAGATAGACGGATGCAACCTGGAACAGGTTGCCACCAACGACAGTGACCACCTGCATCAGCTTGCCTCCGACGTGTTATTGATCGCACGTCCTACATAGGCTTGTGCGCTGCTCAGCTGGGCCAGCGTGCCGGAGGCACTCACCAGGCTCGCAAGATTGCTGGATCCGAGACCAACCTCCGCACTTGCAATGCTTCCCGCAATTGAGTTCTGCAAGCTTGCCAGACTGAGGTTCGCTGCGGCCGCCGCTTGCGTGCCTGCCGTCAACGCTCCGGTCGCACTCGTGGCGGACACGGCTGCCGAAACATCGACATAGGCACCGGCAGAAGCGAGGTCAGAAGCGATGCTGCTTGCCGCCGAGACCAAAATGTCGGCCTCGGCCTGTGCCTCATCCTCCAGCACCTTGCAGCTTATCTCGTAATAGATCCACCAGGGGCTGCAATAGTCCAGCTTGAGCTTGCTGATGATGACGCTATAAAAAAACTGATCCCAGCTGAGCGGCAGCAGCGCTCCTGCTGCACGCATGCCGTCGAGAAGTTTGGCCCGGTCGCTGGCATCTCCGCCGGACATCACGCCCGACCATGCCAGATCGGCGTCGTCACGTCCCATGGCATCGATGATACGCACCCCGCCTGGCAGCTTGTGCACGGCCAGCGCCTGTGCCCCGCCAAATGTCACCCGGCCGGGCACTTCGAAACCCTGTAGCGTCACACCGCCGAGTTGCAGAAGAACCATCATCCGCCCACCGTCGGTCCGGGCAGCAGCGCACTACGCCTTGCATCGAATCCGGTCGGCCCCGAAGTCGCTCGGCTTGCTGCCTTGCTCAGCAGCCGAGACATCCATCGGCCGACAAGCGCGCCATCGAGAAACACATCGCCCTGTGTAGGCCCCTGCGGCGTCTCGGCGCTGCCTCGGCTCGGCCCAGCCTCTGCCGGATCGTCGGCCGCCGTTGCGGATTGGTCATCTCGCAATGGCTGCCGTGATGGCCCGCGCTCAAAATTCGGAGCCCGAGGCCTTGCCACGTCTTCGAACATTGTCGGCGTTTTCTGGAGGCTACCCGCAAACCTATCGCCATTGGCAACCGCGAACGGCGGATCGCCAGCGGGGTGACTACCCGAACCGGTCGCAGCAAAAAAATCCAGCCGAACTCCAGGCTGCGACTTCTCAAACCGTTCGGCGCTCTGTGCAGGAGCCGCTTGGGCCATCCTCTGCCAGTTCGCCCCCGGTGCAGCCACCTTAGGCTCCGGCTGTGACTCGAACCCGCTCACACCGAACGACGGGGCAATTCTAGCAGTTGCCGGTGTCGAAGTCAGCGCCTGCGGCTTCGCCGCCTCTGCAGCCCCAAATCCGCTCCCGCGCGAGGCACCGCCTGGGCCTGCCACAACGATCGACCCCAACACCGAACTTGGCAGTGTAACCGCAGCAGCAACTGACGCCCCCGCTTGGGTCTCCTGGAACAGTATTGGCGGCACCGCCGATGCGTCCGCAGGCGGCAATTTTTCTTCTCTATCTGCGGCTGTAGCCGCGGCCTGCCGAGCGGACGTGCCGCCTGGCGCGGAACCCACCTGCGCGCCGGCAGAGTGCGCTACTGTCAGCGCGGCGACCCCAGCTTCCTGCAGTCGCTGCACAGACGTGGCACCCACGCCAACCGCTCGCGTCACCGCAGCAATATCCCGTTGCGCCTTCGCGATGCCTTCTTCAACCCCATCCTGCAGCGCCAAAGCGATTCCGACCTCGAAAGCCTCGATCATCGGACCCGACCTCCCAAGACCTTCGCCACTTCGGCAACCACCCGCCCGGCGTTATCTCTGCCAATTATTTCGAGAACCGCTCCCGGTGCCCGGCTACGCGTACCAACTTCGGCGTCACGGACCGCGGCGGATCGGCTCGCCACCACGATGCGGCCATTCCGAGCAAACACGCTGACATCTGCGGGCAAGCCTTGCGCCGCGAGCCCAGCCCGCATCGCCTCGGCCAACACCTCGCCTGCGGAAGCCAGCGCGTCCATCAGGCTTTCTTCCATTGCTGTTCCGCCCAATCATAATCGAGTCCATCGAACCGGCCTATCGCGACAACCCACGCCTGTCGCTCGTCTTCAGGCAGTGAAAACGCCACGTCGAAAGGCACCCCGTTCCGAACCAGATAGAGAGGATCGACCAGATCGGGGTGCCGGCTCAGTTTCCCGCTGTGGTGAGCTCCACAGGCGGCTGCTCAGCTGCATCCAGCGCGTCCGCCACCGCAAGCATTCCGTCATCGCCGAGAAGTTGAACCAAACTCTCCAATTGCCCCTCGGTCACTGGCAATGGAACCGGAACCGAGTCGATTGCCGTGACCGAGGCGGCAAGCATCACCAAGCCCAGATAGGGAGGATTCTCCGCGAGAGCGGCCCCCACCGCC